TTTCATATCTTTGATACGGATACCCTCACTCATACTGCAATCAATAATCCTTATAAATTATTTTATAACATCTATTACGAAGATACTAATCATAAACTCTTCAATTCAACTGAATATGGGAACAAGATTGTAAAAGTTATTGTTCGTAAAAAATCAAAACCAAAAGATTTTGAGAAGTTTATTGATAAACTTTATACTGCCGGAGTTTATGATTTAAAGATAATTGAAAACTTTGAAATTCAAGAGTCTGAAAATTTTGATATTGATGAAGAAGAGAATACACTTTCAATTCTAAATCGTTATATTGATGAGTCTGAATTTGATCTTGATAAAAACATTATCAAAGGTATCTTCCAAGATTTGTATAGTCAGGCTTGCGAAGTAGAGTAAATGTATCTTCTAACTCTCAAAGATGGTAAAGATGATGGTGCTTATGCCGTTCAAGATAAGCACGGACATAAAGTGTTATTTTTGTTTGAAGAAGAAGATGATGCTGAAAGATATGCTATGATGCTATATGACGAAGAAGATGCTGATATGGATGTTGTAGAAGTTGATGATGAACTTGCGATTAAAACTTGCAAGTATCATTCATACAAGTATACGATTATTACACCTAATGACATTGTGATCCCTCCTAAGAATGATAACCTTTCAAAAGATTAGATATAAGAACTTTTTGAGTTCCGGCAATCAATTTACAGAGATTGATTTTCAACAACATCATACTAATTTGATTATTGGAACAAATGGTGCAGGTAAATCTACGATGTTAGATGCACTTACATTTGTATTATTCAATAAACCATTTCGTAAGATTAATAAACCACAACTTGCGAATTCTACAAATGAGAGGGATTGTTTAGTTGAGATTGAGTTCTCTGTAAATAGTCGTGATTATTTGGTACGTCGTGGAATTAAACCAAATATATTTGATATTGAGGTGAATGGTAATCCACTTCATAAGGAAGCAGATGATCGTGCCAATCAACGCATTCTTGAGGAGAGTATTCTTAAGGTAAATTATAAATCATTTACACAAATTGTAATATTAGGTAGCAGCACCTTTGTTCCTTTTATGCAACTCACAACTTCCAATCGTCGTGAAGTAATTGAGGACTTGTTGGATATTCGTATTTTCTCTGCAATGAATAGTCTGATTAAAGATAATATTCGAACAAAGAAAGAACAAATTAAATCTCTGAATATTAAGAGGGATAATCTTAAAGATAAGATGCAGATGCAGCAAGAGTTTATTGAAGAACTGGAAAGTCGTGGTCATGCAAATATTGATGCTAATGAGGTAAAGATTGATAAACTTTTAGATGAAGAAAACTCATACATGTTGAGTAATGACGATTTAAATTATAGAATGGAAACTCTTCAAGAACAGATGAGTGATGTTACTGGTGCTCGTGAGAAGTTATCAAAACTAAACAATCTTAAAGGTAAAATTTCTCAAAAGGTTGCGACCATTACCAAAGAGCATAAGTTTTTCACAGAAAATACGGTTTGTCCTACATGCACACAAGATATTAAAGAAGAGTTTCGTGTAAATAGAATTAGTGACGTTCAAAATAAAGCAAAGGAACTCAAAAAAGGTTATGAAGATCTTGAAGAAACAATCAAGTTCGAACAAGAACGAGAACGTCAATTCAATTCCCTATCCACGGAGATTACAAAACTAACGCATGGCATTTCTCAAAACAATACTAGGATTTCCCTCAACCAGAGACAAATCAGAGATCTTGAACATGAAATTCAAACTATTACCAATAACCTACAAAACAGAAATACTGAGAATGAGAAATTAGAGCAGTTTAAAGACAATCTCCAAAAGACAATTGAATATCTTTCAGACAAAAAACAAGAAATCGTTCATTACGATTTTGCCTATTCCTTACTCAAGGATGATGGTGTAAAAACAAAAATCATCAAGAAGTATCTTCCATTCATCAATCAGCAGGTTAATCGTTATCTTCAAATGATGGACTTCTACATCAACTTTAAACTTGATGAGGAGTTCGGTGAAACCATTGAGTCACCTATTCACGAAAACTTTTCTTATAGTTCTTTTAGTGAAGGTGAAAAAATGCGTGTAGATTTGGCTCTACTCTTCACTTGGAGAGAAGTTGCGAGACTCAAAAATTCCGTAAACACTAACCTGTTGATTATGGACGAAGTATTTGATTCTTCACTTGATGGATTTGGAACCGAAGAGTTCCTAAAAATTATTCGTTATGTGATAAAGGATGCTAATATATTCGTCATCTCTCATAAGTCAGACTTACATGACAAATTCCAAAGTGTCATAAGGTTTGAGAAAGTCAAAGGTTTTTCCCGTATGATGTCTTGATACATCAAAGAACAATGCAAGTCCCAAATTGGAAACACCATTCTAAGAAAGAACAGAAACGAAAACTGAAACCTCAGGCAATGCGTTCCCGAAAGGAAGCACTGAGACACTTCAAGAACCGTCACATGACCTCCCCCAAAAAGGGAGGTTCTTTTGTATAATGACTTCAGTTGCAAAAACACATGAAACCATTTATTTTTATTGCCGGGGGAGTAGTTGGACTTGGTGCCTTAATCTGGGGTCTTGCTTATCATGGTGTTATTTTCACATCAGTCTTTGCTCCACAATATGAGAATGTTCGGAGAAAAACTTTTGAACAATCAAAATCTTTTCGTACTGGTGCTATTCAAGAACTGCAGAACATGCAGTTTGAATACATCAAAGCATCTCCTGAACATAAAGTAGCACTCGCATCTATTATTCGTCATCGTGCTGCTGAAGTTCCTGCTGATGCGATGCCCATTGAACTTCAATCTTTTATCTCTAATCTACCTAACTGATCATGAAAACTATTCTTTCTATTGCTGCAATTGGAATTTTGGGAGCAACTCTTGTTGGTTGTGACGAAACTTCATCGGATCGTAAACAACGCAATGCTCAAGAACGAATTCTCAAGGAAGCAACCGCACAAACAGGTATGCCTGCAATCAAAAACTTCCGCGAACGTAAATTGATGAAGCAAATTATTGAGATGAGAGATCAAGAGGGTTTAGTGACATATACTTATACTTTTCCTGAAGTAACTGGTATTCCTGTGTTTCTGTGTAATTCTGTTGGATATGGTCTTCCTGCAGCAATGCAATATACTAATCCTGAAAAATATACTTCTGAAGGTGGTACTATGCCCCAAGCAGATCCTAATGGTCTTTTCTCTCCAGAGAGTGCAGAAGGAACTTGGGTATTGTGTTCTGATCCTTCTGGTAATGGTAAAACTGAACCAGTTTATGTCGAACCTCGTATCATTGTTTCTCCTTTCAAACTTTAAACTGATGTGTTAAATAAATCTCATATTCTTAACACATCAAAGACAATGTGTTAACTGGTACACCACCTCTTCATAGGGGTGGTTTTTTATTGTATACTACATTCATACGAATCAAACCAATGACCGTCAGGCACGAAATCAAATCTCAACTTGCCAAACTTCTTGCTACTGAAGACCTTGTGGTAGAGAACAAGAATGTTGAGACCGCATGTTTCAATGTTCATACTCGTGTGCTGACATTGCCAAACTGGGATAAGGCAGGTGATGAGATATATGATATGTTGGTGGCACATGAAGTGGGTCATGCACTTTATACACCAGATCGTAATTGGTTAAAAGAATATAAGATACCTCCACAGTTTGTGAATGTGGTGGAGGATGTCCGCATTGAGAAAATGATGAAGCGTCGTTATGCCGGTATCTCCAAGACCTTCTATAAAGGATATAATGTTCTTGCCGATGAGGATTTCTTTGGTGTTGAGTGTGAAGATGTAAGTAAGATGAATCTTGCCGACCGTGTAAATCTTCACTTTAAGATTGGAAACTTTGTTGATATTCCTTTTGGTGAATATGTAGAGATGCCTATCGTTCGTATGATTGAAGATTGTGAGGACTTTGATGATGTTCTGATTGCGGCACAGACACTCTATAAGTATTGTCAGGAGCAGATGAACACCGAAACCAAGACTGATATGGATTCATTGGAATCGCAAAGTTCTGGTGGTGAGCAAGATTCGGATCAAACTCAAGAGGATGGAGATAATGATTCTCAAGAGCAGCAAGTTTCTGATGATACTGAATCTTATGGAGGAACAGCAGAGGATCAGCAACAAATGTCTCAAGGTGGAGAAACTAATTCTGAACCTAAAGTTGATACAATGGACTCATTAGAAGATGCAATTAAAAAACTTGCATCAATGGATGGAATTGAGAATGTTTATGTAGAACTTCCTAAAGTCAATCTTGATGATATTATTGTTCCAAATAAAGAGATTCATGATAAATGTGATGAACTTTGGGATAATCCACATGATCCTTATTTGTTTGATTATGTTGACGGTGAGTTTCGGAAATTTAAAAAATCAGCACAGAAAGAGGTAAATTATCTTGTCAAAGAGTTTGAGTGTAAAAAATCTGCCAATAGTTATGCTCGTGCTACTACCAGTCGTACTGGAGTTTTGGACTGCTCTAAACTCCACACCTACAAATACAACGAAGACTTATTCAAGAAAGTAACCACACTTGCCGATGGTAAAGACCATGGATTGATTTTTATTCTTGATTGGTCTGGTTCTATGGGAAATGTAATGATGGATACTATGAAACAGTTATTCAATCTTATATGGTTCTGTAAGAAAGTTTCTATTCCATTTGAGGTATATGCATTCACAAATGAATATCCATTAATGAGTGCTGATGGAGAACAACTTTTTCGTAAACGTCCGTATGAGAAAAAAGATGGTTTGATGCAAATCAATGAATATTTTTCTTTGATGAACATTTTGTCTCATAAAGTCAATTCTAAAACTTTAGAAAAACAAATAAAGAATATGTTCCGTATTGCACAATCTATTAGTTTTGGTGCAAGGTATCCTATGCCTCATGGAATGGGGTTGTCTGGAACTCCCTTGAATGAAACGATGATTGTACTTCATCAAATTATTCCACAATTCAAGAAAAATACTAAAGTTCAAAAAGTTCAGTGTGTTGTATTGACTGATGGTGAGGGTTATGGACTTGCTTATCATCGTGAGATGCAACGTTCTTGGGACTATGAACCTTTTATTGGACTTGGAAGAATTAGTGATAATTGTTATCTTCGAGATCGTAAAACAGGAAAAACTTATTCTTTAGATTCTATATGGGATGATTATACTGATATTTTAATTCAAAATTTGAGAGATAATTTTACTGATACTAATTTCATTGGTATTCGTGTTCTTGAGTCTCGTGATTCTAATCGTTTCATTAGTCGGTACACTTGGGGTGAATATAAATTAAAAGAGCAAATACAAAACCAGTGGAAAAAGGAGAGATCGTTTTCTATTAAAAATTCTGGTTATCATTCTTATATTGCACTCTCGGCAACAACTCTTGCAAGTGAATCCGAATTCGATGTATCTGAAGATGCCTCTAAAACTCAAATTAAAAAATCTTTTATGAAGAGTTTGAAGAATAAAAAGATGAATAAGAAAATCTTAAATGAGTTTGTGGGACTTATTGCATGATAAATATTTTTATCGTAATAGGTATTAAGAATGTCTAGATTTGGAGAGTTATTAGGAGGAAAAACTCCGGCACCAGCTCCAGCAGCACCTGCAGAACCTACTCCAGTTGCAGTTCCTTCAAAACCAGTAGAAGCAATTGCTCCAGAACCTATTCAAGAAGTTTTTGAAAGTGATGTATCTATTCACGATATGTCTAAAAAAGAACTTGAAGAGTATGGTAGAACTGTTGGTATTGAATTGGACAGAAGGCACTCTCGCAAAAGACTGGTCAAAGAGTTACAAGAGTATTTGACCAATTCTTAAACTGTCCACTGGGGGTCGTTGAGACCCCTTTTTTATTGTATAATAACTTCAGTTGAAACCAACAAAACAAGATCATGTCTCTTTCTGCTGATTACATCGTCACTTCCTTACAGGAACTTTATGGGGAATCTGTAACTGCTGCTGATGTTCGTGGTTTCTGTTCTGCAAATGGTATTGGTTATCAGACAGTCACCAAAAAAATTAAAGAATTTTCAGTTGGTCGTGGTAAGTGGAACCTGTCTATTCAAGAAAAACTGGAGCAAACTTATCAGGCACCTCCTGCCATGCCTGCCGTAGCACAAAACCTTATTCCTGATAAAGATGATACTTTCGTCAAGTTTGGTAACTTTGGTGATCTTAAAAAAATTATTCAGTCCCGTCTTTTCTATCCAACGTTCATTACGGGTCTTTCTGGTAATGGTAAAACGTTATCTGTAGAGCAAGCTTGTGCTCAACTTGGACGTGAATTGATCCGGGTGAATATCACTATTGAGACAGATGAGGATGATCTTATTGGTGGTTTTCGTTTGAGTAAAGATGGAGAAACATCAGTGACTACTTGGCAGGACGGACCTGTCGTTGAAGCACTCCAGAGAGGAGCAATCCTGTTACTCGATGAGGTTGACCTTGCTAGTAATAAAATCCTCTGTCTCCAGTCCATCCTTGAAGGTAAAGGTGTGTTCCTGAAAAAAATTGGTAAGTATGTAAAACCAACAAAAGGTTTCAATGTATTTGCTACTGCGAACACAAAAGGTAAAGGTTCTGAAGATGGTCGTTTTATCGGTACTAATGTTCTCAACGAAGCATTCCTTGAACGTTTTCCAGTAACCTTTGAGCAGTCATATCCAACTCCTGCAACCGAACAGAAAATCCTTGAGGGTATTTCTTTGGATCTTGGATTGGAAGATCGGGACTTCTGCAAACGTCTTGTTGATTGGGCAGATATCATCCGCAAAACTTTCTATGATGGTGGTATTGATGAAATCATCAGCACCCGTCGTTTGGTTCACATCATCCGTGCTTTCAGTATCTTCAAAGATAAGGCAAAAGCAATCCAAGTTTGTGTAAGTCGTTTTGATGATGATACCAAGCAATCATTCTTGGAACTGTATGATAAAGTGGATGTTGACTTTGTGTTGCCTACTGAAGAGCAGCAAAAAGAATCTCTTGACGCACACAACTTTTCTTGATATAATAAGTTATGACTAACTCTTGGTCCCTGCTTTATGATGAAATTTTAAAAATGGATGAAAACACTAATTTGAATACGCAACAAAGTCCTATTGATTTTATTCCAACTTCAGCAACTCCTTGGAAATATAATGAAGAAGAGATTGTAAAAGAACTTCTTGAGTATATCAGAGGAACATACAAAAAGCACTATGCTGCTAACGATCAAAATCTCCAAACTTTAGATTTTATTGAAGCAGCACACAATGATGGTGAAGCATGTTGTAGAGATAATATTATGAAATATGTATCTCGATATGACAAGAAAGGAGCAGCACGTCGTGACATCTTGAAGATTCTCCACTATGCTGTTCTTCTGATGTATTTCAATGACAAGAATGCAAAACGTGAAACCTACCCTCAATAATAATGAAACTCAAAGAACGCACAATGAAACTGTCTGACAATGCACTTGCTATCCTCAAAAACTTTGCGGGTATCAATAATTCTATTCTTGTAAAGCAAGGCAACAAACTTCGCACTATCTCTGTGGCAAAGAACATTCTTGCCGAAGCAGAAATTAAAGAAGAGTTTCCCCGTGACTTTGCCATTTATGATCTGAATCAATTTCTGAATGGATTGAGTCTTCATCATGATCCTGACCTTGACTTTAATCAAGACAGTTACTTGAGTATCAAAGAAGGCAAACGTCGTGTGAAGTATTTCTTTGCCGACCCGAATGTAATTATTGCTCCTCCAGAGAAGGAGATCACATTACCATCTCAAGATGTATGCTTCCAGTTAGATAGTGTAACACTTGATAAACTTGTAAAGGCAGCAGCAGTATATCAACTTCCTGATATGTCTGCGATTGGTGAGAATGGTGTTATTAAACTTGTCGTTCGTGATAAGAAGAATGATACTTCTAACGAATATGCAATTGTTGTTGGTGAAACTAGTGATGAGTTTGAATTTAACTTCAAGGTAGAAAACATCAAGATTATTCCTGGTGCCTATGAGGTAGTAGTCTCTTCTAAACTTCTGTCACAATTCACGAATACACAACACAATCTCAAGTATTATATTGCTCTGGAACCCGACTCATCATTCAGATGAGACACATTCTCTTCACCCTTAAAGGGTGTCCATATGGATTACTAGATGATGAAGCACATATTCGTAATGTGTTAGCAAATGCATCAAATCTTTCTGAAAGCACATTGCTGAATATTTCATCTCATAAGTTTGATCCTCATGGTGTAACTGCCGTAGCACTTCTTGCCGAGTCTCACATTAGTATTCATACATGGCCGGAGAATGGTATGGCAGTATGTGATGTGTTTACATGTGGTGAACATACAAATCCACGATCTGGTGCCACATACATGTATGAAGCAATGGGTGCGACAGACATTGTATCTGAAATCTTTACTCGACCTTTGAAATGACCAAAGTTGATGTCCCGATGAGAATAACTGGTAGTATCCTAGTGATTACTGCATATTTTGTTGTTCTTCATATCAATATAACTCTTGGAGTGATGCTGCACTTTGTTGCTGATATGATTTCAGTTCCTTACTTTATAAGGACAAAATCTTGGGACGTTGTTATAATGCTTATGTTCCTACTGGCAATCAGTTTTAGCAAACTTTTAACATGAATATCTTTGTGACGGACGAAAGTCCGGTCAAATCGGCACAGGTTCTTCCTGATAAGCACATCGTCAAGATGCCCTTAGAGTGCTGTCAGATGCTCTCTATCGTTGCATCAGACAAATGGGGGCATGGATACGGAACTCTACCTAAGACCGATGGAACCCCATATGCGACCGATAAGGGTGCTTTCCGTAATCACCCTTGCACAATATGGGCAAACGAAACTGTCGCAAATGCCCGATGGTTGATCCAGCACGGTCTTGCATTATGTGAAGAATATTCTAATCGATATGGAAAAATTCATTCATGTCTTCATACTCTTGCACATGCAAATAAAATCTTCCCATTAGATGCTATTCATCAATCAGAACTTACTCCTTTTGTTCGTGCAATGCCTGAAGAGTTTAAGTTTGATACAAATATAAGTACAATCGAAGCGTATAAGATGTACATTGCTTCTAAACCATGGGTGTGCGATAATTATCTAAGATTACCAAATCGTAAACCTGAATGGGTATGAATGGAAGAACAATATGGTTGGGATACCAAAGATGAGTTTCCAGATGAAAGCACTGAGTTTCCTTCTTCGAGAAGAGTTAAAACACTTTATCTTTACGCATTGGAGAATGGTGGATGTGTTATGCATGATGGATATATTCAAATTGGTATTATGAAACATAGTGTTGAGAAACATATGGAACTAAATCCTACCGTTAATTGGATTGTATCTTATTGGTGTCCTGATATATTTACTAACAGATATAAAAGAGCAACATTTCAAAAAACTGAAAAAAAATATGAAGGTAGTCCAAAGACAGATAATCAAGGACAGGGTATGGATTTAGACATAAAACCAAAAGGGTGTGATAAACTAAAGGACAAGTAGATTTGATTATGAGCAACTTCATCTGGGTTGAGAAGTATCGACCACAAACTATTGATGAATGTATTCTTCCCGAGAGTACAAAAAAGACTTTTCAATCTTTCCTAGATAAGGGAGAGATACCTAATATGCTGCTTGCCGGTCCTCCAGGCATCGGTAAAACAACAGTAGCAAAGGCATTATGCAAAGAACTTGGAGTAGATGTATATGTCATCAACGGATCCGATGAAGGACGATTCCTTGATACCGTCAGAAATAATGCGAAAAACTTTGCTTCGACCGTATCGCTTACGTCAGATTCTAAACACAAAGTCATTATCATTGATGAAGCTGACAACACATCCAACGATGTACAACTCCTATTACGGGCGTTTATTGAGGAGTTCGCTGGCAATTGCAGATTCATCTTCACCTGTAACTACAAAAACAAAATTCTCGAACCTCTCCACTCTCGATGTGCCGTCGTTGAGTTTGGAATCAAAGGAAAAGAACGTCAAGGAATCGCAGCACAGTTCTTCAAACGCATCCAACAAATCTTGGATGCAGAAGGTGTTGAATATGATAACAAGGTCCTGGTAGAATTAATCAATAAGCACTTCCCTGATTGGAGACGTGTTCTTAATGAGTGTCAAAGATATTCCGTAAGTGGGAAAATCGACACTGGTATTCTTGCAACTTTTTCGGATGTAGCAGTCAATGAACTGGTTAAAAACCTTAAAGAGAAGAATTTTCCCGAAGTACGTAAATGGGTTGTCAATAACCTGGACAATGATACTACTGTCCTACTGCGTCGTATTTACGATGCTTGTTATGTTTCCTTGGTTCCGAATAGTATTCCTGCTGCTGTGCTTGTCCTTGCTAAGTATCAGTATCAAATGGCATTTGTGGCTGACCAGGAAATAAACTTACTTGCCTGTTTAACTGAAATAATGGTGGAGTGTGATTGGAAATGAACTACGTTATTATTTTTGATGATTACACTGGTCTCCAACATAGTAAATCATCTAACTCTAGTGATTTACATCAAGACCTTATAAATCTATTCAATGATGAATACAATGTGATTGAAGTATATGGGGATGACGATGGTGTATATTCTACTGTCGGTAATTATCCTATTATACCTAATGTCATGGAGTGTGAGTTCCAGTGAGAATTGGAGTAATGTGTTCTGGAAACGGAACTAACTTTGAGAACATTGTTGAGAATTGTCCAGACCATGAAGTTGTAGTTATGATCTACAATATCAAAGGATGTGGTGCTCAAGAAAGGGCAGACCGATTGGGTATTCCTAACTGTCGTATTAAGAGTATTGACGAACAAAAAATCATCGATAAACTTAATAGGCACAAAGTTGATTTAGTAGTTCTTGCAGGTTGGATGAGAATTGTTACACCGGGATTGATTAATGCTTTTCCGAATAAGATAATTAATATTCATCCATCATTACTTCCAAAGTATAAAGGTCTTAATGCCGTTAAGCAGGCACTAGATAGTGGTGATAAAATCACTGGATGCACAGTTCATTATGTGACTGAAGAGTTAGATTCTGGAGGATGTATTGATTCTTCTTCTGTTCCTATTTGTGTAGGAGATACAGAAGAGACCTTACATCACAGAGTTCAAAGAGCAGAACATCGTTTACTTCCTATGGTAATTAACAATTTATTTGGGAATATAAATTAAATGGAATGGGAATGGTTTATTGAGTTACTACAAATGAGACAAGATAAAATTGATACACAAGGCATGAGTATTCCCTCTAAGGGTAATACCAATTCTAAGAGGGATATCCCTCCAATGCCAGTAAAGCATCGTACAATCTTCACACCTGAAGAACGTAGAGAATTGAAAGATATTGTTAATGAAGCACTTGATGAGAGGTGGAACGACCATGAAGTTTAAAGCATTAGTTTTCATTCGATTAAGATCTCAGGTCGATGACTCTCCTGGTAATGCTGTGAGAGATGCCTGTAAGAGATTGTCTGAACTGGATATTAAAAAGTTGAGGTTAGGTAAGGTCATTGACATTTGGATTGAGGCACCTGATAAAGAGTATGCCGCAGAAGAAGTAACTAGACTGAGTGGTAGATTTCTTGCCAATACTGTAATGGAGGACTGGTATTATGAATTGACTGAAATTGAAAGTTTCCCTCAAGGAGTAGAATAATGCCACATGAATTTGACCCATGCGAAGCACCTATAGAAGGTGAAGTTGACAAATGGGGATTTGCAATTAAACCCACAATCAGTGATGCTGAGTGTATTATAATTTGTTTAAGAAATGCACCTTGCGGAATTGATAAAAAACAATCAGAACGTTTAGCAAAGGAGTTTGAGAATGGAAGGATTTAATGAACCCGGATCAAATAAGAGTTGGATGGATGAAGGATTTAAAAAGTATATAACACAATATCAACTAGATAATGTAGTTTCACTTTTAAATGGTAAGTTGGAGTATGCCTCTACTTACGATAACACTGGTAAAATCACTAAAAAAATTATTATTACTTACGATGAAACAAACGAAAAAGTGTCAGGTTAAGTCCAAGTTCTACTATATTTTTTGGGGAACTGCTACAGCATCAGTATTATTGGGACAACTATATGTTGGAACTGGATATAGGGTAATGGCAGAAAGCACATTAAGTTTTCAGAATTACCTTACAGAACTTTTAGACACTGCCAATCCTAATACTTTCTGATGGGACTACTAAAAATTGATAAAAGCAAACTGGTGGAAGAGAAAGTCAAAAC